TTTAGAATACCAATTAACAAACTTCTCTATTTCAGAAAGTTGTTTTTGTATATTAGAAACTCCTCTACCAACTTTTGCTTTTGGTGAAGATTCTTCTCTTTTTAATTCTAACCATCTATTTTCCGCAACAATCATTCCACTAATATCAGCAACTTTTGCTTTATTAACTTCTTTTGCCGCAGTTGGTTTCATCGGTAGTGCTTCATCTTTACTAGCTGGCACATCACCCAATGCCCAATCTTTTTCTCCTTCTTCTAAATTATCTACTACAGTCCCACCAGTTACTTTTGCTAATCTATTATTCTTTTTTGCAGTTTGTTTAGGCTTTGCAAATGCGGCTGGTGTATTATACCCAGCAACATTACCTGTTACAGACATTTCATCCAAACTTTTTTGAATGTTTCTTTCTCTAACGTATTTACGAATAGCTTCTTTTAATCTTGCTTCCATTATTTTACTTTAGATTTAAGTTCTTTAATTAGCTCATAAGAAAGCATAATAGATGAAACTTGAGAATCAGATACAGTTTTTCCAATTTTCATTTTTTCTAAAACAGAAATAGTTTCAGATAATTTAATTTGTGTAACTTTATCTTTTAGTTTTGATTTAATACCATTTAATTCAGAAATTATGTTTGGCAATTCTTGTCCAACGTAATCTTTAAATTTAGTGGTATTTGAGATGTTGTTTATATACTCTTTCAACAAATTCTTTTGAGATTCATCTAAATTTGTATATTTTTTGTTGAAAGTTTCTACTAGAATCTTATAGGTAAGTAATCGTAGGTCTTTGTCTTGTTGTTTATAGGATTCAATCAACTTTTTATCATCAGCTGGTTGAATTTGTTGAGCAGGTTTTGAAGTAATATTTTCAATTAGGGTAATTTTAGAATTAAAAATATCTTTAATATCATATCCATCTGCTCTTTTGGATTCAAATACTTTATATATAGATGCGAGTACTTTATAGTTAGAAATAGGTGAACTTAAGAATTGTTCAATATCAAATTTTGCTGAAATTTCTTTAATAAGATTGAATTTTTCTTTAGAAAGAACCGATTGATTTAGTTTAGCATGTGCATCACATACAGTTTCCACCAATCTATCTGCCTTTGTTTCAGAATTGTATTTTTCTTTTAAAAGTATATCATATAGACGTAATTCTTTATTTAATTCCGTATTTGGAGCAAAGAATTCCGCTACAATTTTTTTAGCGTTTTCAGACTTATCGCCATTAAGAATTTCTAATGTTATTTGTCTTACCAAAAGCTCAAATAACACCCCAGTATTCTTAAACTTTGAGTGTTTAATTTTTTTCATTTACTTACCCTATATTTATTCTACCCTATAAACTAACACATATAAATATAAACAAATTAATGTTTATTAAATTTTTGTATCGTCTAATAGATTTTTTTCATCAAGCATACCCGATTTTTCATTTAAAACCGTCTGCCGTATGGGTGTTTATCTTTACCATAAGTGTTTCCTTCTCTAGGTCTACCAACTTCCCTATTTAATTCAATTTCAGTTTTTAACTTACCAATTTCTTCTTCCACATTCATTTGTTGTGGTGGATTTGCTGGGTCCTGTCCTTGTTGTTCAATTGAAGTGTGTCTGAAACGGTCTTTAAGGTCTAATACTACTTTTGCTCTTTCAATATCAATTTCATCTTGTGATAATCCAAAGATATTGTGATACGCCCAATCCGATGATAACATATTGAGTGCTTTTGCATCGGATGCTAATCTTACTTTTTCAGACCATAGATTTACTTTTTCTTGCTCATAGATTGTAGAAGCGTTTGTCAAACTCAATTCAAAGTTTGTCATTTCAGAATCTTCTATACCATTTGATGCTAAGTGAACTACCGCAATCTTTGCCAATTCACTAACAACCGTACGTTGGATTCTTTCAATAGTTCTTGCAAAACGAACATCTTCTGCAGCCAATGTAGCTTTACCATTAACATTCTCATCGTAAGATAAGTACGCTTTTGGTACTCTTAAAGCTGCAAACAACTTATGTTTTAAATAATCAATATCTTCAATTGCTGCATATTCTAATCCAGCTAAATTATCAATAGTTGTACCACTATCACTACCACGAACAGGTAGGAAGAAATCTTCAGTAAGATTCTGAATATTATATTTTAAATTGTAATCACCAGTATTTTTATCAACAAATGGAGTTTTCTTCATTTTATTGATAATCTTCTGCATATAGTTATCCACTTCTTGCGGTGGAATGTTACCAATATCTATTTTGAATACTCTCTTTTCAGGTGCTCTCATAATACGATGGATTAACATCGCATCTTCCATAAGAGATAATTGTTTCCAAATTCTTCGTGCACCCTCTACCATTGATTTACCATAAGGTAAAAAGTTGGTATCCGATAACATTCTAAAATGAGCCATCTCATATTGTTCATATTCCTTTTTACCAAAACGGTCTAACTCAACCTTATACTTTACATAATCAGGATTGTTTGGGTCAGTACCTTCCAATCTCTCTACATTATAAGTTGAGTGAGGTGCTACATTGATAATACCTTTACCAGGCATAATTTCTAATGCTAAGAAAGCATCACCATATTTTACTAAATTTCTAATCCAAGGCCATAAGTTAAACTCCACATTCATTATATCATAGAATAGATTGTGAAGCATTTCTCTTACGTTCTCATTTGTGGATTTGATTTGAAGTACATCACCATATTCATTCTTAGTTGTACTTTCATCCGCATATATATCTAAAGCAGAACCAATGATTGGGTCCATATCCATAGCATCATAATCTCTAAAAAGTTCTCTACGAACTTGATGATATGCCATTGATTGTGCTCCTTGATGAGTTTCAAAATAAGACCTTTGAAGTTTTGTGTATCTATCTCTTAAATTTACAAAATTCGTATTATATTGACGGTCTTCTACATCAACAACTCTACGTTTACCATCTTTATCAACGGTTACGATTGCGTTAGTTGAAAATAATTTTTTAAGTCTCCCAAAGAAACTCCTATCGTCTTGGAATTGTTCTGCCATAATTTATTTTACCATTTTCTACAAGACCAATATCTTGCTTTTGTTCTAGGACCCGGATTATCACAATTGTGTCTTGCTCTAAAATTAGCCCTTCTACCAGGATTATTTTTCTTAATCTTTACTCCCTTCTGCCCAAAGTTTACTTTAATAACTTTACCAGTTTTAGGATTTTTAACATATACCTTAAATTTTTTTACATCACCTGCCATTGGTTTACCTAATTTCACTTCTCTACCCTGATATTCAGCTTCAAATACACAACTACAATTAGCTTCGTCTAATGATTGTGAATATGCTTTAAGATAGTTGATAAAATCATCCATATCTTCTTGCTCTACATCCAATTCATCGTAATCATCAATTGGATTATCAGCCGGTTGGTCTCCTTTTTGGTATGCTTTATCAACATACTCATCTTCTTTTAGGATATTTGTAAGTTTAATCATTTTGGTCTCCTTTTTGTATTTTGACATATATCATAAATATCTGAAATTGTCAAAACCCTACAATTTATAACCATTGTGATAAATCCTCAAAATCATCACCAATTTTCATCTTCCAAGGATTATCATCTCTATATATTGTTGATTAGAAGAAATACCCCCCAAAGTTCTTTTTGTTAAATCAATTCCCTCTTGTCTCAAACGAAGTGCTGTATCTCTAACCCACAACCCAATACAAAATGCCATTGTCAAGTCATCATTATAACTTTTCATAGCTTCTGCTCTACCATTTACAAATATGAATGTAAACAATTCATCAATCAAACGATTTGAACGAACTACAACCGCTTTTTCTCTAAAATACTCATCCAATTTAGATACAATCAATGGTCTAGTTTTAGAAGTAGTTGAGAACCCAGCTACCATTTGCCTTTCATCCGCACGATATTTGTTTCTCATCTGATGTTCTATATCAACATACTTTAAATCCTTACTCATATAGAATAAGTTTTTATATGCTCTATCAATTACTTGTTGAATACATGCCCAACCAATATTTGCATTCTCTATTACAAGTAAAGCATCATTGTATTGGGTAGATAATTCCACTAAGAAGTTTCCAAAATCTTTTGTATCAATCTTACCCTTATATTCAGCTACCTGAGTACAACTTTCAATATCCATAACATGAGCTGCTGAATAGTCAGACCCATCACCTCTGGCCACATCGGCAATTACCATATAAGAACCATTTGCAGTAGGGTATTCCCATCTCCAAAGGTTTCCATCAAATCCAGTCTTCTCCAAAGGTTCTTGACAATATGATTCTTTATAGAACATTAATAATTCAGGATCAATTACAGTATCACCAGAAGATACGAAATCACAATCACACTCTTGAGCTGCTTTCTTTGCACCTAATAATTTCTCTTGTTCATCTCTCCACTGTTGTCCTCTTTCAGGATGCACTGTCCAATGTAAACGGATTGTATTGAATGGATTAGAACCTTCTTCTGCTCCTAACCAAGTTTTGTGGAACCAGTTACCCACACCATTAGGAGTAGAAAGTGCAATACAACTACCACCCGTTGATAAGGTTGATTGTGCCGCTACCCAAATCTCATCAATATCATCAATAAAGGCAGCCTCATCAAATATTAGAAGTGATAAGGCTTCAGAACGTCCTGCATCAGGTGAACTCGCAATCGCTTTAATTTGAGAACCATTATGTAGACGAAGGGAGAGTTTGTTATCTTCCAAAGAACCACCTTTTAACCAACTAGGTAATAGTTCATGCATCACCCTTACTTTAGTTACTAAGTTTTTTGCCACATCTTGTTTAGTTGCAATAACTAACACATTAAAATCACTATTAAATAACATTTTCCAAAGTGCATATCCAGCAGATAGAGTTGAGATACCCGTCTGACGTGATTTAAGAACTATATTAAATCTATTGGCTGCAAATTGTGTTAAAGTTGATTCTTGAAATGGAAAAAGGTGAAAAGGTATCTTACCTCTCACCGGATGCTGAATCATACAATACTTTTTCATAAAATGAATCGGGTCTACCGCGCACTTTTTGTATTCATCTGCTATAATCTCCTTTAAGGATTTCTTTTGTGTAATTCCATTACTCATACTAATCTTTAAGTGGTCTTACTAAATCGTAATTTTTATCTTTTAATTTATTGTAAGCTTCATCTCTTAATTTTATAGCCTGTTGGATTTCTTCTTCATATTTTGTAATATCAGCTAGAATTTCTGCTTTTATTTCATTTACATCTTTTTCTAAAATCCATTTTTCAATCTTACCATCTTCGTGTACAAACTCATATTCTTGTTTTGCATCGGTGTAAGCTTGATTTAATTTTTCTACCAATTCCTGCCCATATGCAATCATATTAGAATATATTTTATAATCTTCATAAGCTTCCCACAACCCATCAATTTTTATCTGGGTTTCTCTTTTAGCCAAACAAGTTGCACAATAGCCAGTTTTAGATACAAGTTTTTTGTCAGCTCTACTTAATTTAATTGTATTACAATCTTCTGCTTTACAGCTATTCAATTTATCTAAATAGGCTCTAACATCGGACATTGTTTCAGAAAGTTCATTTACTCTGATTTTTCCAAAATCTTTTTGTTCCCAAGTTTTACCTTGAGAATCTGTCCATTTTTCACCTATTTCTCTTTTCTTATTATTGTTAGCGGTATTTTCTGCATTTGAGAATGAGATTTGGGTATCTTTTTCATAATCTCCACCGGTAAGTACCATGTTTACCAACTTTCTACGAGTTGGATGCATAAATTTTTTTTGAAATTCCTTTGACATATTAATTGTGATATATTCGTATATATAAGTATATCAGAATTGAATAAAACGATTACTTTTCAAAGAATATACCCAAAATTTGATTAAGTGGTGCAAATGCTCCAGTCAATTTATAGGTATTACCACCATAAACAAAAACAATACCTTCGTTTGGTACAATCTTTTCAAATCCACCCAAAGCGTTTAATCTTTGTAATTCTAATTTTAATTTTGCAATCTTTTTAGGGTCACCACTTGCTTTTACTTGAGATATTGTAGATTCTAAACGAGCTACCATTTGTCTTTTAGCAGAATCAAGTCATAAATGATAATACATCCGCACCAACTCCTAAAAATATTTCTTCAAATTTCATTAAGTTTTCTTTAGATATTTTTTGTTGGTCTTGTTTATCAGTTTGTTCAGCCCAAGCTCTTAATTTAGCGTCTTGAATTGTATTAATACGGAATGATTTATCGCCAAAAGCCCATCTCTTAACCAATCCTATTTTTTCTTGTGTATCTAATTTCTTTGCACCTTTTTCAACAAACTTAGTCCACCAAGCTTGATGATAATCCGCCACACCATCAGAATCGGATAATCCAAATTCAGATTGTAATTTACTAATCATAGAAATATACTTTCCTTGTAATTTAGAAAGATGCTCTGATTTAGGAAGTTTTTGCATTGGTGGGCCTTGAATTGTATATTTTGATTGAACATGTGCATTTACTTGCTTTATCATTCCACCCAGTATAGATGCTGCAGATTGATTTTCACCAATTATAGTTCCTTCCACATCATACTCAAATGTACCATGAAACACTAATAGCGGTTGATTATAGGGGATTACATTTACTGATGTTGGATATATTACTTCCAGATTCATAAAACATGCGCCATCCTTAAAAATCTTCTTACGTTGAGGTTCTGATAAGGCTGCTATTGCTTTAGATAAATCCTGCATAGCGAAGTTGTAAGCATCAGTTAATCCACCTCTACCAGCGAATTTATCTGCTACTTGTCCTATTGTCATAGCTCCCTCACCTTTATTCTTTAAATGTGATTTATTACGTGCAGCAACCAATCTACCATTTACCCAACTAACTGCCAATGCTTGTCCATCGGTTTTTTCTCGCGCTAATTCCAAATCACCATTTAAGGCTCTTACTACAATTTGTTTGAGGTCACCAAACGTTAAACCCATTTCAATATCAAATGGATGTGCCATATGTCCGTATGCACCACCTTCTAGTAATAATCCTTCGCTTATTGGAGTTTCTATTTTAGAAAGTTTACTATAATAATTTGGGTCTTCGTAAAGATGGTCTAACGCAATTTCTTTTGCTATATTAACATCAGTTGTATGTTCTCTCTCAACGGCATATCCTTTTATGAATTCTGCTTTAAGCGTTTGTGGACTAATTTTATGATGTTTAGCAATATCAGAAAGTGTCATACCTTTAGCTAATCCACCAGGTATTTGGTCTTCTTTTACAGGCTGATATTCATCACTACCATCTTTATCTAACTTTGATTTTAATTTTTTAATATCTTTTGGATTTGGTGCACCATTAATATATCCGCCTGGCAATGATAACCCCACACCGGCTCCACCACCTAATCCCATTTCGTTAATAATTTCATCAACAATTTGGTTTATATCATATTCAGAAATAAAATTTTCTTTCACAACTTTTATATTTTGTTTACCATCTAGTTCTGCTTGTTTTCTTTGTTCTTTTTCTTTTGTTGTCAATATTTGTTCCCAACCAGAATCTATCATTTGTTTCAACGCATCTCCTAACCAATTAGGATATGCTCGTTTTGCAGTAAATTTACCAATTGTATCCGTGTTCTTTGGTTCTTGCATTACCGGAAAGTTAGTAACCTGATTTCTAGGGTCTAACTCTTTGTAATTTACCAATTGTTTTTCTTGCTTAATTTCTTCTGGTCTATTAACAGCCTCATATCCAACTTTCTTTGCTCTTACTTTTGCCTGATTATGATATTGTTTCCAAGAAGATGCAAAAGGACCAGTACCATCATCGGTTTCAATTCTTTCAACATTATTTAAGTATTGAACCGATATTTCTTTTATTTGTTCTTTTTTAGGAATTCTAAAAGTTACCGCTTTTTTACCATTAATAGTTGGCATTCCCCATTCATCCTTACCAATAGATTTAACAATTACTTTTTTGTTTTTGAATTTACCCATTAAAATTTGGTCACCAATTTTTACATTTAATTTAATTTCTTCATTAATACACTCTTTTAATTTCTTTAATTTAAGAGTAATTAATTTGAATATTTGGTCATCAAATTTTGGGTATGCTTTTGTAAAGTTTTTCTTTCTTTCAGCTTCCGAACCACTACTTAACCAATAACGTACATCCGTACCACTAATAGGATTAGGTTGTGCAGGTGCTGCATAAACGTATCCTCTGTCCAAATAACCAGTATCTACCTTACCCTTATATGGTTTAAAGTATTTACCACTTAGACGTGAGGAATCTTTTTCACCTACTACAGTTATAAAACCGGTAGTATCTGAATCAAATTTATTAAGTATTTCTTCTGGAGCGTATGGGTTTTTTATATTCACAATTTTGTTTGATGGAATACCAAACATCTGTGTCATTATTATTTTCTTTTCCTTAAACCCAAATGGAGACTTTTTTGAATCGGTTACATTTGAAGTTCCTACATAAACACTATCTTTTCCGAACTTCTTAACCAAATGGTCATACGTTGCGTAGTGACCTTTATGAAATGGTTGAAAGCGGCCAGAGTAGACAACAACTACTTTGTCTATCTTTGCCGCTTCTCCCAATATTGTTTCTACTAAAAATTTTGCTAATCCTTTCATATAGTTACTATACTATATAAATATTAGGATTACTCTTTTACAACTTTAAATCCATTATTTACACCATTTGGTGCTGGTTGTTGATTTTGAGCCTCCGCTAATTGTTTTCTAGTAGGTGCACCTGGTTGATATTGAATCGTTCCATCTTGAAGGTTTAATCTTCCTTGTGGATATTTTTCATCTAATTCATCCAATGCCTCTTTTAACTTATTATTTGTTAATTTGAAATCATCTTCAGCTCTTTCTAAAATTTCATCAAGTCTAATAAGTTCTTCACTAATTTCTTTTTTACGAATATAAATTTGCCCAAATTCATTAATTATCGCACCTAATTGGTTATTAAGTTCGGTAATGTTGTTTAACAATGATTCTTCAACCTTAACTTTAGCAATCTCTATTGATTGAGTTTGTGGAACGTTATCTAATTCTGCCATAAATTTATGTTTTTGTTTTTATATATATAACTATATTAATTTTTTATTTTTAAATACGGAAACACCCTTTTCTTTCACAACTTCACTTGCACAATAATTAGCCCATTTAATAGAATCTTCTACATCGTAAGAATCTAAATATTTTGATACAAATCCAGCCACAAAAGTATCACCTGCTCCACTAACATCCGCTTTTTCAATTCGCTTGGTTGGTATCATCTTACCCATATAACTAGCACCATTACCATCCAACGTTATAATACATTTAGAAAACAACCATTCGTTTTCTCTGATAATATCATCGTTATTTTGTGCTTCAAATCTATTAAGTTTTATAAATGTTACGTTTTTACACCAATCACCTAATTTCTTTTTTGTATCCAATATTACCAAACGATGCATTGAAGCTATTTTATTTATATCTTCTTCCATTAAGAATCCTTTACAATAATCCGATATCACAACCGCATCATATGAAACTAAATCTGGTAAATCATAGATATCAATTCTATTAGTTATATCATTTTCATCTACTCTCAAATATAATTCGTTTGTATCCGTATTTACATATCTTGTTTTAGTAATATTTCCTTTATCAAAATAAGTATCAACATTCAATCCCATAGATTCTAAATTAGATGCAGTATTTCCAGCCATACCATTATTAGTTGTAGTATGTGTTGAAAGAAATACAGGCCCTTTACCTTCCGGTGATTTTCTATTAGATAGACCATATCTAAAGATATCGGTACACATTTCACCAATTACTAAAACTTTATAGTTTTTCATCACCTAATATTTTTGAAGTACTGATGTTATTTACTTTTGTAAAAAATCGTATCTCTTTTGCAAGAGCACCACCTATAATTGGTTTATCTATATAATCGTCTCCAATTACAAATATATCAGGCTCCCATTCTTTTATACAATTACGAAGCTCATCATCGGTATTAAATGATACAACCGAATCTACGAATTTAATACTATTCATAAAATCAATTCTATCTTCCAATGAATTATAAGGACGAGTATCTCCTTTTTTTTCTTTTACTCTTTCATCACCATCAATTCCAATTCTCACAATACCCAAACTTGCAGCATATTCTAATAATTTTATATGCCCAATGTGTAAAACATCAAATGTACCGTTTACCCAAACCCTTTTCATTATAGAAATTTTTCCAATTCTTTAATTACCATTTGTGCGGTAATTGTTCTAGTACATTCAAATTGTCTATGTGTACCTTTATGGTCTGGACACCAATTCCAATCACCGGCATCTAACTTGATTCTATTGAAACATCCTTCACATTTCCCTTCCGGTGCACCAATACGAATACAATCTTTCATTTCTGCCCATTTGTAAGAAAATCCACTTATCAAAACGGTTGGCACATCCAATGCCCAACTTAACCAACTTAAACCACTCCCAATACCAATAAATGCTTTTGATTTTTTAAGCTCATCCATAACTAATTCTAAAGGACCGTTTGGATGTTGGACTATTCCTTTTGGTAAGATGTTGCCCATATAGTTATCTCCTTCTTTTGATAAAAGTTTTACAACATATCCTCTATCATTTAACCAATCAACAACTTCTTGCCATCCAGTTGGATTATTCCAAAATTTAGATTGAGCAGTTCCATATGTTGCTATACAAACTTGCTTTAAATCATTATCTAAAATTATATCTCTTTTTTTAATTTTTGGCTTTACTTCAAAATATTCTAATCCTAAAATATCAGAACACATTTTCTGCATAGTTTGTTCTTTTGGGTCACTTGGATTTTTTAAACCATTTATTGTACCATCATCATTATAAAAAATACCAATACAATACATTGCATATAGGTTATCAACAACATCACCTGGATTTACAAATTCTAATTCAGGATATTGTTCTTTAAACATATCATTCATAAATGTAGATGTAACAATTTCACATTTATGTTTTTTTCTAAATTCATCTACATAAGGAAACC